ACATCCAGTAATTCGGGTTGCTGTAATCCATTGTTGCGCTGGCCAGGATCGGAGCGAAGGCGGCGCGCAGGAGGCTCATTGCTTGGGGTCCTTACGGTATAGGTCCAGCCAAAGCAAACCGCCGATGACGACTAGCGCCAACGGCAATGACAGCATGGCAGCACCGGCAAAGATAAGTCCAAGCGGGAATAATACAAGGGCCAGCGGTGTGAGCGCGGCTAGCATGCGTCGGATGCGTGTCATATTATGAGCATTCCTCGGGTTTCGTCTTCGTAGACGCTGGGCTTGACGGGGCCGGTTGAGATTGCGCGACCGATGGCCATGACGAGCGAGACGATGCCGTCGATCTTCTCGGTGCTCTTGTTCTTGCTGGGCTTGATGTTCCCGGCGGCGTCTTGCTCAATGGTCACGTTTGACGCCATCCATGCCAGGACTGGGTTGTTGCCATGCCGCAACCTTTTGCCAATGACCAGCTTTTCTAACTCTTTCGCGGGGGCCGACATCGATGCGTAACCCTGGCCAAACGGAACCATCTCTAACCCGTCGCCGCCTAGTTGGGTTGTGATCTGCGTAGCGTTCCAGCGGTCGACGGCGATCTCCTTGATGTTGAAATTCTCGTGAAACGCTTGGATGTCGCGGCGGATTACATCGTAATCGGTTACGTTCCCGTCCGTCGCCGTGATCCACCCTTCAGCGATCCATTGCTCATACGGAACGCGGTCCTTGTGGCTTCGCTTTCGCGCGCCTTCGATTGGGCACCAGAACTTGGCGATCACGTCATAGTTGCCGTCTTCATCAGGGAACAGGCCAACGAATGCGGCAAGGTCACTGACTGTCGCAAGGTCCAGTCCACAGAAACACGGTCGCCCATCAAGGTCATGCACCGGATCGCCACAGAGCGCCCATTGGTCCTGGCTCAACCACCGGCTATCGCTTTCTGTGCGGATGTTAAGGTGTAGGCGCTTGAATGTGTTTTCAAACGCTGGAGTTTCCTTTGCTCGTTTCGCTTCGGCTTTCAGGTAGTCGATGGACACGGACACTCCAAGGTTTGGGTTTGCCTTGCGCCATACTTCTTCCGTGGTCCAGTCGTCGGTCAGTTTGGCCTCATAGATCACTGGCAGGAATCGCTGGTCTGGGATTATTCCGTCGCGCACCTTGCATGCGTAATCGTACTTTTCATTGCAGATTGATGGTCGGTTAAAGTCTGCGGTCGTGATGAATATGATAAGCGGTTGCTTTCGGCCCTTCGACGCCATCGATGTCATCAGCACGTCCACCAGATCGCGGTTAGGCTGCGCGTGCAATTCGTCCACCAGGATCATGTGCGAGTTGCCGCCGTGCTTGGTGTGCGCGTCGCTGGACAGTACCCGGTAAACACTGGCCGGATCGTCGATACGTACTATTGATTTTATCGCCTGATAAATCTTTGAACGCTTCGCAAGCTCAGGCTCATTCATGATCATACCGGACGCGTGGCGGTACAGGATAGCGGCCTGGTCCTTGTCGGCGGCGGCTGAGTAACTCTGAGCGCCCGCTTCATTGTCGCAGAAGAACGCATATAGGCAAATACCAGCGGCGAATGGAGTCTTGCCGTTCTTGCGCGGCACGAGCAAAAGCATCTCACGAAACCGGCGAACCTTTCTCCCATAACTGTCCGTCGTTTGCCAGCCAAAGAGATTGGCCACGACTGACTTTTGCCATGGCTCTAGAATGAATGGCTGGCCCGATAGCTCGCCTTCGATGTGGGTCAGGCAAGATGGAAAGAAATCAATCGCGCGATTAGCTAGGTCCTCGTCAAACCAACATCCCTCCGCGTCTTTGTACGGGTCAAAGCCAGGAATCATCCGCAATAGCGCGGGCCAGTCCATCAGCCAAAGAACCTTGACTTGTCGTTCTTCGGTTCCTCTTTCGTCATCAGGTGATTGCCGATTGAAGCGCGGGCCGATGGCGTGAGTCCGAAGCGGTCTTCCATTTTAGTCAGAGCGTCTCCGAGGCGAAGCGCGAGCGCGGACTGCGGCACTTCCTTTGCCGATCCGTCAGCGCCATCGGAAACGCTGCCGTGCTCGGACAGGAATAGCTCGCAGGATTTCCACCGCGCCCACACCTGACAGTAACGAGCGAGCGCGTTCCGGTCCTGCTGGGCTAGTATTCCGGATCGGTGCAGGAGCGGGATCAGGTGGTGCCATGCAATCTTGGCCTCGCCACTCAACCAGTCCGGACATTCCGGACAACCGGCGACGGCCTGCGGTTCACCGGCCGCGATACGGGCATCTGCGCGCCAAGATCCACGGGCCGCAAGCTGGGCGGTTGGCGTCGGTTTTGGTCCTCGTAATCCCACCTGATCGGCCCTCCTTTATTATTAGTGGCCCGCTGCGTAAGTCGTGATGCCCCAATAACTC